CAGGATAATAATTATTCGGTGATTTGTGTAGAAAAAGAACCGCTAGAATAATAGAAAATAAGGAGAACAAAACAATGAAATCATATGCGAATAAGTTCGGAAAGTTTGGAATCTATACAGACGGGATGGTCTATAAGTGGTTTAAAGAGTTTGATAAGGCGATGGAATACTGGAACAAGACGTTTGTTCCTGCTGAATGTAAGGAAGAATGGTTTGAAGAGTATGACGAAATCAAACTCATGGATATGAAGAACGGTGAAGTTCTGTGTGATTTGTCCTGCTGAAAAATCAGAAAGATGCTGTCCTATCTGGCTACGGGGGATTGCAAAAACAAGGAGGGACAACACGATGGCGTACATTAAGAAGATTAGTTTCGCAAGCGTCGGCAAGAATGAAGGTTGCCAATGCGACAAGTGTGGTCAGTACATTAGGAACATCTGGACGGTTGATTTTCAAGACGGTATAAGAATGAATTTCGGTATTGATTGCTTTGAGAAAATGAGCAAGGGCAAGCTGAATGATTACGGCATGAAACTGATGAAAAAAGCACTCAAGAGCATTGAAACGTATCAGAAAATGCTTGATAAGGAAAAGGCACTGACTGAAGAAACAGATGTTCGGTATCAGATGACTCAACAGCATGTAGATTGGAAGGACGATGATTACTGGATGGGGCATCCTTGGGAAGAGTACCACAAGTGGATGATTGAAGAATGGTATCCTGAAAGGTTTAAAGAAGCACAACAGAAGGTAGAAAGATTTGGCAAAGTAAATTTTAACAGATAAGAAATAAGCCGAGCGGAGGCGGCATATCCTCCGCATTTAGAAAGGAAATAAAGATAATGATTGAAGCAAAGAGAACAGAACGCAAAGTCATGGAACTGCGTGATGGCGGTGTGTGGATCGTGGTTAAGAAGGTGACCGATAAGGACAAGCACAACCCGTTCCGCATCTACTTGAAGAGTATGTATCACGTTAAACTGATTGCAAAATACGCAGACATTCTTTCCTGCGTTTGCTACATAAGAGAGTATTTCATGGAAGGCATGAATGCGAAGACAGAAAAGGAGGTGGTTGATTGGTCGAAAAAGCGAATGGCTCTGTATTGATCAAAATTCTGGAGAAAAAAATCTTCGGATTTTTCATTTTGGAACTCAATGGGAAGTAACCCCGGATTACAATTGTTATGCTGATCGCAAGGCGATCAAGGAGGTGATTGAATGGTTGTGCGCACGGGCGGTGTGCCGAAATCTGGCAATGAGCAACTCGATAGGTTTACAATGGAGCATCTTCCAAAAGCTTTTCCATCAAAATGTTGGTGGTGCGGAAAAGAAATCATGCGAGAAGTTGAACCATGCGAGAGAATTTATTGCATTGAATGTGAGAAAAAGAAAAAAGAAGAATATGCAAGCATAATTGATGAATACATGCATTTGAAAAAGAGAATAATGCTTGAAAGAGGCGTTAGGATTCTTGAAAATGCTACTCTTTCTATGGATGAGTATTATCTTCCGTATAAGAATATACAGGATGAATTCTTGAAAGGAAAACAAAATTTTCTCAGTTCAGAAGAAATTGCAGTTGCATTAGTGTTGGTGAATCTCGGTTATGATTACATACCGAATTATCAAATACTTAATCATAGGGTTGATTTTTATATACCGGAAATAAAAGTTTGTCTTGAAATAGACGGAATTCATCATGAAATGACAACAATAAAAGACAGTAGACGAGATAAAGAAATTCGTGATGAATTAGGGAAAGACTGGGAAATTGTCAGGATCAAAACAGAATATATACATAAAAACCCAGAAAAAGTAATAGATGCCTGTATTGCGTTGAAAGAAGAAAAGCAGAAACTGCGCAATGCAAACGGTGGTTTCCTTCCTGAGTATTTCTCTGATAGAGAAAAAGACATGTATGCAAGAATGGAAAAGAGGAAACTGTACAAAAAATAGGTATAAGCGAGTTTATGGCTCGTTTATATAAAAGTGGTGCGGTAAATGCAATCGCTCTCCGCACAGGCGATTAACAAAATTGTGCAGATGTCATAGGTATGAACGAGGCCACAACTCGTTTATATACATTGAAAATTGAATAGGTTTGAGCTAAAGGATGAGCAGATGTGGTTCGGCATCTGCTCTTTCTTCATTTGTCATTTTATGGGGTGTTGCCGCCCTTTACAGCTTTCTGGCGGCGATGGGATTTGCTTGCGCATGGAGGGGGCGCAGTGGAAAATAACGTCGATTTACAACGTTACAACAACGTTGCAACATTGCGACAACATTGCGACAACGTTGCAAGTTGGCGTTCATATATATTGTGGCATAGTTTAACGGCAAAACGAGCGGCTTTGACCCGCTTATGGATGGTTCGACTCCATCTGCCACAGCTTTAATCTGAGGATATTATGGAAATCAGACCGATAACATTCAAAAAAGCTTGTGAATTTGTGAATCAATATCATAGACATCACAAGCCTACTGTAGGTTGCAAGTTCTGCATAGGCGTTTTTGATTCCGGAGGAATCATGCACGGCTGTGCTGTCTGCGGAAGACCAGTTGCAAGAAGATATGATGATGGCTTTACCCTTGAGATTAACAGAGTATGCACAGACGGAACGTTTAATGCATGTTCCATGCTTTATGGAGCATCTTGCCGTATTGCAAAAGCAATGGGCTATAAAAAAGTAATAACGTATATTCTCAAATCAGAAAACGGAGCGTCATTGAAAGCAAGCAACTTTATTTGCGAGGGAGAAGCTGGTGGAACGCACTGGACTGGCGCAAGAAATAAGAATCAGAATATTCCTGCTGAAATGAAAATCAGGTGGGCAAAATACTTTAAATAAATATCAATTGTCAAGCAAATTGGAGGGAAACAGATGCAAAAGGAATATATCAAAGTACCTATTGATTCTCTTGTTCCGTATGAAAACAATCCAAGAAAAAATGATGAAGCTGTTCCTTATGTTGAGGAATCAATCAATCAAGTTGGATATATTACGCCAATTGTAATTGATGAAAACAACGTTATTCTTGCAGGGCACACAAGATTGAAAGCATTGATTGAAAAAGGTGAAAATGATCATATTGAAGTTTTGAAAGTTTCTGGACTTACAGAAGAGCAGAAAAAGAAATACAGACTTCTCGATAACAAAACTGGAGAAAAAGCAGGATGGGATTTTTCAAAACTAGAAGAGGAACTTGCTGGTCTGGATTTCGGCAATTTTAATTTCGGATTTGATGATGTCAGCAGTGAAGAAACGGAAAAAGACAAAGAAGAACAATCAATCGATTACAAAGAAAGCATTTCCGTTGTTATTGACTGCAAAAATGACGAAGAAGCAGAACGAGTGTTTATGCAGTTAACCGAAGAGGGATATTCATGCCGCATTTCGACATTATAAAAAAGAACGAACCACAAAATACATTTCGTGTATCCAAAATCAAAGCAGATTTTGACGTTAAAGACGAGCATTCTTGCGAACACTTTGTTGGAGACATTGAATTTCCTGATGATTGGCAAATTGGGATAATTGTCGGAGCGTCTGGGACTGGGAAAAGTACAATCGCAAAAGAGATATTCAAAGATTGTTATATCAAAGGTTTTGAATATACGCATTCATCCGTTATCGATGACATGCCCAAATGTGACATGTCAGAAATAGAGAAAATGTTTTACGCAGTTGGTTTTGGCTCAGTTCCTTCATGGCTAAAGCCTTATTCAGTATTGAGTAATGGCGAAAAAATGCGAGTCGATCTTGCTAGAGCATTGCTTGAAAACGAAAGTATTTGTTTTGATGAATTCACTTCCGTTGTAGATAGAAATGTCGCTCAAACGGCTTGTATTGCTATTAATAAAGCAATCAAAAGAACTGGGAAAAAGTTCGTAGCAGTTTCATGTCATTATGACATTATTGAATGGCTACAACCTGACTGGATTTTTGACACAAATACAATGACTGAAAATTTTCATCATGCCCACGCTCAGAAAAGCGGTTTGAAGTCCGAGAGTGTGGGCGTGAAGAATGGACGAAGTTTAAGCGTTATCATTATTTGAACAGTGATATTTCAAGTGCAAGTGTTTGCTATGGCTTGTATGATAAAGAAAACATAATAGGATTTATTGCTGTTTTGCATCAGCCTCATCCAAGCAACGATAAAATAAAAAGATGCAGTAGGCTTGTGATTTTGCCAGATTATCAAGGAATCGGTCTTGGTACGAAATTTTTAAATTGTATAGCAGAAAGATACAAACGTCTCGGATTTCAATTCACGATTGTTACATCTGCGAAAAATATGATCAATGCATTGAATCATTCAGATAAATGGATCATGACAAGATATTCGGCAAGTAAATGTAGTTCAGTAAAGAACGCAATTGATTACAGACGGTCTTCAATTCGTTCTAATTGCAAGACGGGGGGGTACAGATTCAGATGACAAAAAAGTCTGCTTCATTTATTCCTTCAATGAGAACGAACAATAAAACAGCGAGATTTCTATATAAATAAAACGGTGGTGATTACAGATTGCGACAGGAAAATACGGAGACTGGATAACAGATGAAGGTCTAGCTGAAATCCGAAGTTGGGCAAGACACGGTGACAACGACACTGTGATTGCGGAAAAAATTGGAATAGGCCGACAACGGCTTTATACTTGGTTCAAACGTTTCCCAGAAATCAAACAAGCCGTCAAAGAAGGAAGGCGTAAAGAGCTTGTTGATCAAGAAGAAGCACTGAAAAAATCAGGATTGGGCTACACAGTCACTTTAAAAAAACCTATGAAGCTGAGAGAAGAAAAACAGAAAGCCGGAGAGGGAAAGATCGTCACAGAGCGAATACAGTACGTTGAAGAAGAGGTTTATTATCCTCCAAATGTAGCGGCACTGATTTTCTACCTCAAAAACCGTGACCCAGAGCACTGGAGAGATAAGCCGAAGGAAGTCGAAATTGCAAATGATGACCCACTGATTGAAATGTTCAAACGTCTTGACGATGAAGCAAACCAGTTTGTATTAACTGAGGAAACAGAAGGAACAGAAAATGCAAATGAAAGAGCAAACTCAGATGCAGAAAAATCCGATCCTCAGTAATAAACAGAGAGAGTATTGGGTTAAGTCAAAAGGGCATCGTTACGGCGTTAAAAGCGGTGCTACACGTTCAGGAAAGACGTACATGGATTATTTCCTTATCCCGAAAAGAATCTACGACAGACGTGGTTTAGACGGTTTAACGGTAATTCTAGGTAACACAAAAGGCACATTGCAGAGAAATATTATTATTCCGATGCAGAAGCGTTTTGGTTTGAAACGTGTATCAGATATTCGGTCAGATAATACTGCAACGCTGTTTGGGGAAAAGGTGTATTGCCTCGGTGCTGATAAAGCAAATATGGTTGATAGAATTCGTGGTACGTCAATCAAATATTGTTATGGGGATGAGATAGTAACATGGTCAAAAGATGTTTTTGATATGCTGAAATCTCGTCTTGATCAGCCGTATTCTCAATTTGACGGTGCATGCAATCCTGATTCTCCACAGCATTGGTTTTATGAGTTTCTTCAGTCTGATTCTGATATTTATTTACAAAATTATACGCTTGATGATAATCCCTTTCTTGATCCAATAGTGAAAGAAAACATCAAGAGAGATTATGCAGGAACAGTACTGTATGACCGTTATGTAAGAGGGTTGTGGGTGGCATCTGAAGGTGCGCTTTTTACGACATATCCAGAATATACGGATGATGTAACACTGCTGAGAGATGGAATAGCCCACATAGATGCGGCGTATGGCGGTGAGGATTACACTGCATTCACATGTGCAAAACGGCAAGGAGATAAGATTT